ATCAAAATTATGATGTATTAGTAAGAGAAAACTTTAATGATTGTGGTATAAAAAGTATTTCTCAAATAGAATATAGAGACAATGTATTCTATGTTCGTGGAAGTAATATTAAAAAAGATGATAATGTAATCATAGTTGATTATAACCAGTTACAAGACATTATTGAAAAAGTAAATAAAGTTAATAGAAAGTATGGTACAATTGATAGATGGAGAGCTGGTGATGGCGAACATTATTATACTATACTATCTAATGGAGATATATTTCCAATAACAGAAAAAGGAAGTAGGGAAGATAATGATAGATATGAACTTGGAAATTATTTTGAATCAATAGTAGAAGCTAAAAAAGTTATGAATAGTATTCAATGGAAAGAATTATGGAATGATGTAAAAGAAGATAAATTAAAATTTGGAGTGTGATAAAATGGATTTAAAAAATGTATATGATATGCAGAATTATGAGAATATTATATCTCATTGTTCTGTTTATGGATTAAACAACGCTTTAAGGGTTAGTGGTTTCCCAATGAGATTAACTCATAATGATGATGAAGATTCAATTAAAGCTATTAATAGGGGTAAAAGATTAGGTAATGAAGATAGTGTATCAGCAGAAGATAACTATTTATGTGGCATAGTAGTTCAATTTGATTTATCTATTCCAAATAAAATGTGGACAGAATTTCAAAGATATCACTTTGCAGATATAATATCGTCACAGAGTACAATGCACCGTATATCTCAAATGGATGAAAATAGTTTTGACGAGAATACCCCACAAGAGATTATAGATACATTCATATCTCTTAGAGATAATTATTTAAAAAATAAAACAAAAGAAAATTACTTGCAATTATTAATGTCTATTCCAAGTGGATTAATATTGACAGCTGGAGTTACCACAAATTATAGACAATTAAAAACTATGTATATACAAAGATATAATCATAGATTGCCACAATGGAGAAAATTTTGTGAATGGATTTTAACACTACCTTATTTTAAGGAATTAACTGGAATTAAAAAGGAGATGGTTGAAGATGGTAGATAAAGAACAAATTGTATTTCAAAGTAATATGGTTGTTGATGATGAGATTAATATAGGTAAAGTATTATTGGAAACACAATCTACAAGTAAAAGAGATTTTAGAGAATTAAAAAAAGAAATATCTCTTAATTTTAGTAAAGATAGACTTAAAAGAGCAATGGCTAGTGCTAAAATAATGTCTTTGGGTGGAACAAGAGATACTATTGAAAATCTTAAACTAAGTGAGTTATCTTTATTGACAAATAAAAAGATTGATGAGAATGATGAACTTATTAATTTAAGAACACAATTCCTAGAACAAAGAATAACAATAGAAGAATTTAAAGAAAAATATAAACTTATTTTAGGTAAGATTCCAAAATCTGAGTATGAAAAATTCTTAGGACATTTAAAATCTATGGAAGATAAAGTTCTTGATATTGAATTTCCAGAAGAAGAAAAGGAAGAAATAAGAACTAAAATAAATATGATATTAGGGTGTATAGAGTAATGGATAATATGAGAAATAATTATAGGGAGTATAAACTAAAGAAGTATGGTTTACCAGATGAATATATAGATGTATATATGTATCTTATTACTAGAGATAAATCTTATCTCCCTACTGATTATTTGCTTCAATATACAGATAGAGCAAATTTAGTTAGTCAAGGGAAATTAAATAAAGCAAAAGAAGAATTACTATTATTGTTTGGTAGAATACTTATATTTGGTAAATTAGGGGTTGATGTATGAAAAGGAAGAATGTTAATGTACTTGTAATAGACCAAGCTACTATAAACACAAGTTATGTAATACTCAATATTAGGGATGGAAATCCGTTTTGGGTAGAGTGTTCAAAAATACTCTTGACAAATCCAGATTATAGTGATAGAATATTAGAGTTATATAACAAGATAGACACATTAATAGTACAACATAGTATTGAAGTTTTGGTGTTAGAACAAGTACCACCAATAATAAAAAATTTCCATACAACAAGCGTATTATTAAAATTGTTTGGAATACTAGAATTACTTGCTAAACAACACGGAATAGAGTTAGTTATGTTAAATGTAATTCATTGGAAGAATGTTGCTGGTATAACGGCAAAAGGTAGAGCGTTACAAAAAACCGAATCAATTAAAATAGCTATGAAAAGATGGAAAGCTTATCAACAAATCATTCAAGAGAGTGATGATGTAGCAGACGCATTGAATATGTCTTATGCTTTTTTGATAGACGAAGGTTATATTAAAAATAATAAATAGGAGAAGTGATAGTATGCAAAGAAAAGTTTATGACCAATTTACTATGGTGGGTATTTTAGATTATAAGGAGAAGCCAGAACTGAAAGAAATCGTTTCTAAAACTTCTAATTGGAAAGGTTATTCATTACAGTTAAGAGTTAATGTTAATGGTAGTACACAATTCTTAGATTTAATGGGTGGAGATATGTACGAAGATAATGGATTAACAGTATTATCTCCTATAAAATTTAAGAATGACGAAGGGGTTGAAGTGTCTTTAACACATAAACAATTACAAGATGAAGAAATGTTAAAGACTGTTCCAGCTTTCAAGAAACAAAGATTTCACGATAAAGAATTTGTGTTTGGTGGAGAATGGATTAATGAAATTTATGATAATTTAGAAACATTAAAAGGTAGAAAAGTATATGTTACTGGAACATTACAATTCCAATATAATAGAGAAAAAGATGTATTATATAAAAAATTCGTTGTAAGAAATTTATCTTTAGCAACAAATCAAGAAGATGAAGAATATTGCAAAGGACAATTACAAATTTTCTTTACAAATGGAGCAATTGATAAAGACGCTATTACAAAAGGAAAAGACTTTGACCCAAAAATAATAGCAGAATTAGGAAATAGAATAGAAGTAAATGGATATATTGGACAATATAATCAAGATAAAAATACTAGAGCGTCTGTAGAAAATATATTTTTCCCACAAACATTCTATGTAAGAACAGATAGAATAGACTTTAATGATGAAAATCAAAAGAAAATGTTAGCATTTATTCTTGGAAGATTTGAATGTCCACAAGGTAAAATAGCTTCTGTTGGATTTGAAGTAGTTTTTAAAAGGGGTAATAGTGAAATTGAATTAACAGAAGAACAAAAGAAAGATTTATTGACAAAAGAAGAAATACAATATCTTGAATTGTTCCCAGACCAAAAAGAAAAGTTTTTAAGAAATAAACTTCAAATGACAATGGAAAGAATTGATGAAACATATCTTGTGCAACCACACGCTAATATGCCAATACAAGAACTTCAAGAAGATATGTTCTTAGATATGTTTGAGTTATATAAAACAATAGGAGTATATGATGGTAAAGCAAAAGATGGTAAATCAACAAAGAAACAAGAAACAGTGGCTTCTGAAAAGAAATCTAGCAGTGAAGTAAACTTTGGAGAATTTTTTGGATAATATAAAGGGGGTAATTACTAATGGGATTCTTAAATAAGGTAAAGAAAAATGAAGTGAAATTTGGGTTAGAAAATTATGTGTTTTTAATTAGGGGAACGGCTAAAGCTGGGAAATCATCATTTTTTGCACAAATAGTAGAAGAAATGTATGGGGATAGCACAAAAGGGTTACTTATCCCCTTTGAAAAAGGTTATTCTGCAATTAATGGAGTAAATATATTTCCATATACAATAACTCCAGAAGTTGTAATAGATGAAGAAACTTATACTGGTTGGGAAGTATTTACTGGTTTAGTAGATGAAATTATAAATACACCAGAAGAAGAAAGAATAAAAATAGTTGCAATAGATACAGTTGATGAGTTTATAAATGTAGCTATCGAAGAAACTTGTAGAACAAGTAGAATTAAAACAAAGAAACCTTGTGATAGTATAGATTCTGCCTATGGGGGGTTTGGACGTGGACGTATGTTTATGAAGAAAATGATTAAAGAGCAAATAGAAAAACTTAGGGGAGCTGGAGTAGGTATTTTCTTTATAGGACATACAAAAGTAAAAACACTTAAAACTAAGATAGATGAAGAAGAATATCAAATCTTAGGTTCAAACTTAACAGAAGATTATGACGCTGTATTTGCAAATGACGCAGATTTCATATTAATGATTACAAGTGATAATAAAATAGTTGATGGTAGAATGATTACTGGTGAAAGATATCTAAGATTTAGGGGAGATGGATTTTATGCAGCTGGAAGTAGATTTGCTAATGTTCCAGAACAAATACCATTAGACGCAAAGATATTCATTCAAACATTAAAAAAATGTGTTATGGATTTAGCTGGAGTTAAAGATGAAAAGACTATGAATAAGCTTGTTGAAAAGGAAGAAAAGGAAAGTAAAGAAACAAGAGAAAAAACTAAGAAAGTGAGTGAAGATAAGTTAAATGAATTAATAACAAAGATAAAACAATTTGGAGCGTCTGATGATACACCTATATCAACCAAAACAGAATTAATGGGTGTTATTGGTGAGTATGAAATAGACTTAAAAAATCCATTAAATAATAACATCACTTCTTTACAAGAAATTATAGATAGATTTGGTATTTAACATTTAGAAGTGGGGTAACTAATATCCCACTTTCTTTTATTAAAAGGAGAGTAGGTATTATGAATAAAAGAGAATTAAGTGCATATATAAAAGATTATATTTATCACTATATGTTAGGTTATGGTTTAAAAAGGCAAGGGAAATTATATGATAATATAACTAAATTTATAACAGAAATAACAGCAGAAACCAATGATTATGATTATATTAGATTTTGTTTTGAGTTATCGAAAGAAATATTAGAAAGTGATTTTGTTTCTACGAAGTTATCTTCACTAATTATATTCCAAAGACAAGCATATATATTTGTTATCATTAGGGATAAATTAAAAACATCTATGGAATTATGGATTAAAGAACAAAACAAAAAAAATGAAACAAGTACAATAGATGATAAATATAATATTCTATTAACTGATATGTTAGACAAGAATAAAAGAGTGGATATTAGTAGATTTATTTAGGGGGTATATATGGAATTTAGAAATAGAGAGATTATAGAAAATAACTTTGTGTTCTGTTTATGGGCTAAGCCAAAGATATATGGAAAATATATTAAAAGGATTAATTCATTAGATAAGTTTTTAGAAACAGATAGTGCTAAATTTTTCTATACAATAGGTTGTAAATTGATAGAAAAAGGAATGACATCATTTGACCAAGCAACTGTATTGAGTTATATAGATAGTAATGAAATTATTAAATCTACATTTCTTGGATATGGTGGATATGACACATTTAAGACAGTTGCAAGTAATTTAGACCCAAATAATGTAGATGGGTTTTATGGAGAGATAATTAAAATGAACATCATCAATGACCTTGAAGCTAAAGGATTTGATATTAAAAGTAATTATCAAAAAATTAGTCAGATGTCGGCAGATGAGATTAGAGCATATTTTAGTTATCAATTAAATAATACATTTATAAAGAGTGGTAGTGAAACTAGAATAGAAGATTTTACTATAACAGAAGAAGACTTTGAATTGTTTGATAGTGGAACTCAAATGGGATTAAGTATTGCTTCAACAGCTCCATTATTAAACTATGAAATACTTGGATTAAATAGGGGATTAAGTCTAATTGGTGGACACGTCAATCAAGGTAAAGCACAACCATTAACAAGTAAAATATTAACTCCAACTGGATATAAGGAATTAGGAGAAGTTCGTGTTGGAGAAGTTATATTAGGATATACAAATCAAAATATTCCATATATAAAACAAAAGATAACTGGTATAT